GACGTCGCTACCGTGTCAGCGCTACCAGTTAGGGTACCAGTTATGTTGCCTGCAAATTCTGTAGCAGTAAGGGTTCCAGTAGCTGGGTTGTAAGTGAATGCTCCTGTATCATCCAATAAGACATCCGACTCGTTGTTAAACACTACTGGGAATGCAGTATTAGCGTTGCTGTCAGTAACCGAAACCTTAGAGGCCGTGCCAGTCAAATCACCAGTTACGTCACCAGTTACATCACCTGTCAAGTCGCCAGTGAATCCCGTGTTTGCGGTGATGGTAGTACCTGTTACTGCTGCTGGAGTAGTTCCACCAACAATACCGTCTAAGTTACCAGTTACGTTACCAGTTACGTTACCAGTTACGTTACCCGTCAGATTCGCTGTAATCGTATTGTTGTTTGCAGTATAAACCAGATTAGATTCTACCTGAGTGGGGTTGTTTCCACTTAAGGCGCTGACAAAAGTAATGAATCGATTACCTGAACCCTCTTCGACATCAGTAACACCCACGTTAGTGGCATTGGTCGCAGTACCCGCATCAACGAGTTCGAATACGTCAGTAGTTGAGTTATAAGCAACTACCTTTCCATTATCGTCCGCACCGCCAGAGAGAGCCTCAAAGGTGTCCGCGGACGTGGTGTGTATAAGAGAGCCCTGTGGGACTGAGTTAAGTCCAGTACCACCATTAGTTACCGCAAGTGTACCACTAACACCGATGTCTGTTACGGCGCCTGATCCGTCAAAGTTGGAGGCGTCTGTTTCTGTAAGATCGACCTGAAGGCCTACTGCCGAAGCTAGCGCGGTAGCTGTTGCCGCGTTTTGAGAGACGTTACCAGCGCTGCTCTCTAGTACGACCTTTTTCCATTCTACTGCCATGATTGTTTACGTTTTTGGTATTTTGAATACAAAGATAAATAAAAAAATTTATGACTCTACTGCAAAGTAGAGACAGTCATTATTGTCTGCGTACATACCCCCCAGAAAAGCCGAAGGGGGTGAAGTGGAGTCGAATCGTTTAAATTGTATAGTCCCATCTAAATTAATTTTTCCTGTTCCAGTGGGAGTAAACTGAATATCAGCCCCACTGCGGGAGTTTATGATGCTGTGAGTGTTTGTACCATCATACAAATCGAGGTCACCACCAAGCTGAGGAGTAGCGTCCTCAACCACATTGTCTAATCCAGAGCCTATCTCAGTCCAGCTGCTAGAATCATCCCAGGTGCTGCCCGTGTAAATAAACGCGGTGGTCCCCACAATCGCCAAGAATCCGCTTACCCTGAGGTTTGCATTTAGATCATCTCTTGCGTCCGTGTTCGCAAAGAAGCCAAAGCCCTTAATCTGATTGCCTGTAGCATCAATCAGAACCTCGTCAGGGTTGTTGTGCTGTAAAAAGTCTGGATACTTAATTGGCATCTTAGAAGGTTATTGCTAGTTCAGTTCCTGTTTCGAACGCACCCTTGGAGTTAGACTTAAAGAAACTATACGATATAGAAGCCCCATACTGATTGGTAATAGTGAAATCGCCTAAGTCGGTAAAAGCACTCTTCACGGGAAGTGACCCACCCTGAATTACACTTTGCAAATCACCAAAGGATGCGGGAAAAATGATATACGTGAAATTATTGCCATCATTTCCATCGGAGGTGGTGCTTACCGTCCATGAGTCTCCTTTATTAAGGTTAGACCCCATTTGAGTAATACCGTCATATAGGGTATCTGCCGCATTAGCGTCTGCAATAGAGCCAGTGCTTGAGGCCCCAAGTATCACTCTGTTTCTCCAGTAAGCTTTTCTAGTGGCCGTTCTTGTTACATCAGACCCTCCTCCGCTGTCTGTAACCTGAACCGTAAATGTAACATTGCTTTCGGTGTTGACAGAATTATAAACCTGATCATCAGCACTATAGCTTGCAGAGGTCGCTGTGTCAGCAACACCGCTTACAAGCGTAGTGCTCCCAACCTTAAATAGAACAGAATCGTCTGTAGTTTGAGAAGTGGTACCAACTACAAAGTTGAATCCAGTAGTCCTTAGCGTTTGACCAGTTTCAAGTATGGCGCTTTGACTACCATTACCAAGGGTCTTGTTCGAGGCCGTAGGGAAACTTCCATTTGTGTCTTCATAAGAACCAACAACAGAAGAGAGAGTTATCGTACTGAGGTTATACTTCTCAAGCATATCCCTCAGAATCGCCTCCACTGACGTGCCTGAAGCAATCGGATCAGTCATGTGGGAGAAAGCAGAGTTGTTGTTTGAGATGTTGATTGCACTCGCGATGTTCGGAGAGCCATCTGCTCCATCTGCCCCATCTGCACCGTCAGCTCCATCCGCTCCTGCCTCTCCTTGCGGGCCTTGCGGACCCGTGGGTCCTTGCGGTCCTTGTGGTCCTTGGGCGCCATCAGCTCCATCCGCACCATCAGTTCCAGCGGGACCCTGAGGTCCAGTAGCTCCATCAGCTCCATCAGCTCCATCTGCGCCGTCTGCGCCGTCAACTCCAGCGGGACCCTGAGGTCCAGTGGGGCCAGCGGGACCCTGGGGTCCAGTGGGGCCAGCAGGACCCTGAGGCCCAGTGTCTCCAGCAGCGCCAGATGCCGCAAACGCAGAAACAGAAACGCTGTTTTGAGCCTGCGGTATAGAAACCACAGCCGTACTCGTCCCAGAGGATACGGCAATCGTGTTACCGCCCTGAGAAACAGTGATAACAGAAGGGTTACCACCAGAAGATACGGTTACATTCGTTGCCATTATACGCTTACGTCTTCATTGATTTTAAAGGTGCCGTAAATTAAAGTAGTGACCTTACTGGCAGAGTCGTCTGTCATTTCAATATCGTAGACGTACATACCAGCAGATTTAGAAGCCATATTAGCCGCCGTAACAAAAAACCTAACGATACCGTCCGTAGGAGCCTGTTTAGCATCAGTGTCAGTCAAAACGTCACCAGCGGAGTCCTTTACAGATATGTGCTTGCTGTCTTGGTCATCGTCCAAGGTGCTGAGTATAATTTCAGCATTGCTGTCGCCACCCGAACCATATGCGTCCCCGCCATCGTCAGTAGTTCTAACCTCCATCTTAAACGTGTCGTGGTTAGCAACTATTGAAGCTGGAGTGTCAGCAGTATCCTTCAGCGTTAAAGACAGATCAAATGTGTCTCCCTTTCTGCAAACGATATCTACCCTTTGAGAAGTATCTAAGTTTATTGTTTGCGCCATCTTATCCTAATATTTCTGATGTTATGTCACCCATTTGTTGTTCGCCCTCAAGCTCTCCTCTTTCTCCTTGTCTTTGAGATATAAGCTTGCTTTGCTCCACTGCCTGCTTCTTTACTCTCTCGTCCTTCCTGTCGTCCTTCATGGTTTCTATCTGAACACGATTCTGAGTTTCCGATTGAGATCTGTTGCTGTAAGCTTCAGCCTTAATCATTTCAATCTCTTTTCTAAATCCGTGCTTCACCTCTTCAAGCTGTGCTTCGAGCTGCGCCTTGAGCTGTAGCTCCTGCGCCTTGATCTGCGCCTCCATCTGCATCTCCTGCTGTCTAGCCTCCGAAGCAGACTGAGCTGACTGCTGCTGAATCTGCGCCTGCTGTTGAGAGTTCTGCATGGCGGTTTGCTGCTGCTGAGCCATACGTTTTTTGCGGCGAACGATCAACAGCCTCTCTGCCTGGTTAATATCCCTTAGTTGACGGATAGCAATAGCATCCTCTAGGTCGATCTCTTTCTGGCCCAAAGCAATCTGGATGTTTTGCTCCAGGTACTGACGCTCGGCCTCTTCCATCTCTTTCACTACGGTAACACCGAAGTTATACATGGCGAGGTTCCTAAACGAAGTAAGGACGCTCATGTTTTCTTTACCGATGGCATTCTCGTACATACGGTACAAAACAGAATCAGGGTGGATTACCTGGACGCATTTAATTATGTCACTACAAACCTTCTTGTAAAGTATCATAGAGGAGTTCGTAATATCATAGATGGCGTTGTTGGCAGCAGCTAAAGCTTGTTGTCTTACACCTACCAAAGAATCAGACTTCGGCGTAGAAGCGTCCATAACCTCATTGATGCCTGTGGCATCTCGAATCATCTTCAGATAGTGATTGTAAAGACCAATCAGCTCATTGATGTTTCTGATGCTATTTCCAATCTCTCTGATCGGAGGATTCTGGAAGCCGCCTTCAGGGTTTTTACTTCTGTAGTAGAAGACACCCGTCTGTTCGTAGATATCGTGCAGGTCCAAAGGCTCAAGTTCTCCGCCTTTTCCGAGCTGAACGTTTTCCAATCCTTCGATATCAATGATGATGCCATCTGGCTTAGCCTTGGCTACTGCCTGCTGGATCTTCAGGTGTGTAAGTTGCAGCTGGTCAGCAAACCCGATGCAGCTGTCCACCATGGACTTAGGCATCATGTCCAAGATGTTGGTGGCACAAACGGAATACGAAAGGTTCGTGCGAGAGATATCGTGGATGTTCTTTGGGATGTTTGTTTTCTTCCCGTAATTAAACACGAAGTCAGTGCCGAGAATGTAGGAACCACCATACACGGAAGCGTTCTCAAGCTTCATTACCTCTCTGTTGAACACGGAGTTCTGGGGAGCCTTGTAGTTCTGACCCTTTGAGTAGAAACCTACATTACCGTATCTGCTCTCCTTAGACTCGAAGTATTCACAATCAACAGACATGAACTCAAAGTCGAGGATCTCAACCATGTACTCGTCATATCCGAACTTAGTTCTCTTGTTGACTCTATCGTAAGAAGACTCGTACATCTTGCCTACATCGTGGCCGCTCTTCTTTTGAGCCTTCTTAGCAATCTCTTTGTATTGCTCTTCAGTAAACTGATCGCCCGCCATTCTCTTGAGTTCCTGGATAGGAATCTGCCTTACATGACCAGCATACACAAGGTCGCTAAAGTTGGGATCTTCAGTGAAGCTGTGTACGAAGCTGGTTGGATCGACATAGCTGGTCTTCAGTCCATGCTGGGGGTCGTTGTCTCTTTTTACGACAGCCATACCCAACACCGCGAGGTCATTAACGCAGCGCCGAAGAACGTTTTCGTTGAACTCGTTCCAAGTCAAAGTCAAATTTGTAGCTATCTGAGCTGCAATCTCTGAAGAAGACTTGATGTTATTGCCAATAAAGATTTCAGCCTCTTCGAGAGTTTCTGGAATCTCCTTGGAATCCATACCAACGATAACGCCAGTCTTGTCCTCAATCTTCTTGATCTGATTTTTAGCAGAGACAAGCATCTCCAGCTTTCTCCTGTCTGTGTCTTTTTCAGAAGAAGAGATGGGATCAACAGCCTCCAGGTTTGGATACGGGGCAAGAGACAGGATTTTGTTTACTACAATTCTTACAAACTTAGGAAGGATGGGAACTGGCGTAAAGTCCAGGTTGAGCATGCTGCCATCCCCATTGTTGGGGTCCAAAGAAGTAAGAAGCGACCGATAGATGGTCGTATCTTGCGTCCCGTTTGCATATCTTCTGTTCTTCTCAAAGGTTTTCTTTCTAGTACCGTAAACAGAATTTTGATAATCTATCTTGCCCCACTGCTGATATATAGCCTTGGCATAGCTTAGGCCATATTTCACCCCTTCTTTCTCCTCTATGGGAGCTAAAGGATCGGGAAAGTTAGAAGAGTTTTTATTGTTACTATACATCTGCAATGTGTGGAGTTATTTTAACTCCTTGCAAATATAGTAAAACTAAGAGTGCCAAGCTTTTGGCTTGTAGGTCCTAAAAAACTTCTTGTTGTTGAAGTTGGTTTTTTGTTTTTTCTTCTTTGCTTTTTGGGCTGCAAGAAGCGCCAAGCCAGAACTAATCGTCAAGTCAAACTTAGTTCTTTTATCAATTTTGTATCCTATCCAATCTTCAAGGGTTCTATTAAAAAGCATGTGCCCCATCTCTCCAGACTCGGCTCTCACCCCGACGTGATCGTGTATGTAAGATTCGATGGCTTGAGCGTGAGACTGAATGACATCCTGAGAGTTAGACGGGATACCTTTTGTCTTGACGTTAGAAGATGAATTTGGATTCTTCAAATGCTGTGGGCGCTCCATTAAGTAACCGTCATAACCCCTTGATTCAAAGTATCTTGCGATCCCGTACTTGTTGTTCTCTATAAGCAGTGGATACCCGTAAAAAAACGCACACATCAAGACGTCTTCATAGAAGATACTGGCAAGATCGGGACGAGAAGCGTACTCCACCACAAACATGTTTGGGGGCACATCCATGTTGAACTTGTTATACATATGAAGCGCACCCTTGGAGCCCCTGCCATCCACGGTGGCGTCCAGGTCATAGGAGTCAACTCCCCCTACACCGATATGTGCATTCGGGGCTATTCGCTTACCGCGTTCCTCGGCTTTTTTGTTTCTGAGGTGATCGGGTGGCAGCCAAGCTACTCGGAACCTCCCGTTCGGGTCTGGAGAGAAAACTACCTCCTCGTCTTTTGTCCTCCACACGAAGTTCCCTTTGACCACGGGATTAGGATACAGCCCGTCGTTGTGTTCTATCTGCTGATAGATCTTTCCAATGTTGAACAGGCTGCCCTCAATGCTGTCCCTAAATGCTTCGTCTTCGGTAAAGGGGAACTGGCGAATGATTTCGTTTAGTTCTGATGGGTCGTCCTTAAAGGATTGCCGCTCGTTCTTTAGGTATGCTCTACTTCCCTGATCAATCACCTCATTGTCTATTCCTATCACGTCTTTTGATGGGTCCTCTATAACTGGATTGCCGTACTTGTCGAAGAACCCTTCCAGCGCTTCGTATGATGGAATGAATATTCTGTAGAGTCCTGATCTTGTTCTGCCGTTATTGTTTCGCTCGTTAGGGTCGGAGTCATTCCAAAGACCTTTGTACTCTTCCCCTCCTTTGTTCATTGGGTTTACAGTGCTGCCCACGAGAGCCTTGCCGACTATGCGCTTACCAACGATCAAGCAGGTGCGCTCAATCCTCCAAGCCTCACGTATATCGGTAGGTTTCTCCCACTTGCCTGCCTCGTCAAGATAGAGCATGTGAAGCTTCTCACCATCGTATGCGTTGTTCGTGGTGTTCTTCCAGTTGATGACTGTATTCAGTGCGTCACCCCTGTAAGATGTCTTATTGTTTTTCGTGATTCGTTTCGAAGGCTCACGGAAAGCTAGCTCCATACGCGGGTTCGTAGTACCGTCCTGGATGGGCTTGAAGAAAAAAGGATAGCTGCGGAAGATCGCAACCACCTTTTTCATGAAGATGTTTTCCTGAGCGTCTTTACCAGTCTTTGACTGAATGCCCAAAAGCTTTTCTTTAACTTGGCTAGCTTCATCAACAAGTATAGCAGAACATATATTGGTGTAACCAGAACGACGACACTTAGTATAAAGCTGACCGAAACAGCGAGGATCAACCTCGCAAGCAGCCATGTGAAGAAAGATGTCTCTTTGGAAAGCAAGGTATGA